AACTAATAATTTCTCATTGGAAAATGTGACAAATATTGAATTTATATATGAGGCTGATAGTTCCTTGCCAAAGTACAACTACAATAAATTACTATATATAGGTCAAGGTAATACATCATTCTTTAGGATTGAGCGATTAGGTGTAGGTAGCACTTTGTATTCAGAGGTAAATACTCAAAATACTCAACAATATTTTAGTTTTCCAGATGACACACCAATTCACATCAACTATTATATAAATCAAAGTACAGATGAAATTTCATTATTTGTAAATGGTATTATAGTAGGTGATGTTGAGGCTTTAGATGACCCTATAAATACTGAAATATGTGATTTATATTTAATGAATAATAACCATTTAGCAAGAAGTATTATGGGTAATATCAGATTATTCAAAATACATACAACCCCACAAGACCCATTAGAACTATACAATAAAGCAGTTGAAAAAGGATTATTATCATGATAGAAGAACTAAAAGAGGCTTATGATTACATCATAGTGCCTAAAGCAACACTAGATACACCGATAGAGCTTAAAAAGATGCTTAAAGAAGATGGTACATATTACTCAATCAATGAGCTTAGTGATGAGCTAGGAGAGTTTTTTACACCAGTAGATATTATTGATGATAGATTTGTGGCTTTTAGATGGGCTATACCAGCTAACGGAGAAGAAGCATTTATCATTACATATCTTAAATCAAAAGGTTTAGTAGATATGAGAGATAATGGTATTGAAGATGAACTTAACTTTACAGCAGATGAGATTGATTACACAAACTTAAATGGTAATGAGTGTGGTGTGTTTCGTAAGTTTGAGATGAAATATGTTCCAAAGGTTGTAGAGCCTGAAATAGTGGTGTAGAAGCTTTATAAGCTCTTTTAGAGCTCACTAGGATGAAATACCTTAGTGAGTTCTTTAGAGGCCTTGTAGGTACTTTAAAATGATGCTGAGAGGTATATAGGAAGAGGAGAGAGAAGATGAGTAATAATGAGGACATGTTAAAGAGGATAGTTAATGAGTTTCCTTTGTATTTAGACTATGTATATAGTAATATTGGACTACCTAGTAGTACACCACTACAACAAAGGATAGCTACTATATTAGGAGATAATCCTAAGAGGCTAATACTAGAAGCAGCAAGGGGTACAGGTAAGTCTTGGATAGGGGCAATATACACTACTTGGAGACTTCTGAGAAATCCAGATGAGAAGATACTAGTAGTATCAGGTAGTGGTCCTAAGGCACAAGAGATAGCTACATTTATAAGAAGACTTTTTGAAGATGTGCCGTTACTTAACCACCTAAAACCTGGACCAGAACAGAGAGATAGTATTATAGCCTTTGATGTTCAAGGGTGTAAGGTAGCTATTGCTCCTTCTGTCTCTTGCTTAGGTATTACTAGTCAGATTACGGGTAAGAGAGCTAGTTTAGTGCTAGCAGATGATGTAGAGATACCAGCTAATAGTGCTACAGAGTTGATGAGAGAGAAACTTATTAATAGAACACAGGAATTTGAAGCATTACTAATACCTGATATGCCTAGTAGTATTGTATACTTAGGTACACCCCAAAGTATGGAGAGTATATATAATAAATTAGAGTATAAGACTTTAATCCTGCCTGCACAAGTGCCTAAAGACCCTACAGCATATGAAGGTAAATTAGATGATTGGATTATGTTACAGGGCAGAGAAGGAGATGCTACAGATAAGGTAAGGTTTCCTAATGATACACTATTAGAGAGACAAGCAGGTATGGGACTAGCAGGGTATAAGTTACAATATATGTTGGATACAACACTAAGTGATGCTGAGAGATTTCCTCTTAAACAGGCTGATATGATTATACACCCTATTGACTCTAAAGAGGCACCTGCTACTATTACATATACAGGAAGTAAAGAATACTCATTAGATATACCTAACCTAGGCTTTACAGGAGACAGCTTTCATAGACCATTAAGATTTAGTACAGACTATTTAAAGTATGATAAGATTATTATGAGTATAGACCCTAGTGGTAGCGGTACAGATGAAACTACATACTGTGTGCTTGGTGTACTTAGTGGTAATGCTTATGTAATAGATTGGGGAGGAACAAAGAAAGGGTATTCAGATGAGGCCCTTATGGTACTAGCATTAAAAGCTAAAGAGCATAAAGTAAATGAGATTGTACCAGAGAAGAACTTTGGTAGTGGTATGTTTACTGAACTATTTAGAAAGGTACTAATACAAACATATCCTTGTACTATTATAGATGACTTTAATGTTAAGGGGCAGAAAGAGAAGAGGATAATAGATAATATAGCACCTATACTTACTAACCACCAACTTATCTTTAATGAGGATGCAGTAAGAAAAGAGGTAGAGTGGGTACAGAAGAACCCTACAGATAACCTACAGTATAGTCTTATGTACCAGCTAACACATATGACTTATGATAAAGGATGTGTAGTACATGATGATAGGATAGATGCATTAGCTATAGCATGTCAATACATATCAGATATGGTAATAGTAAATGCTAGTAGTAGGTTAGAAGATATTAAAGCTAAGGAGTTAGAGGACTGGTTAAATGATAAGGTGTATTCTACTGCTAGAGCAGGTAATACATATAGATTAGGAGGAGCTACTAGAGTACTGAGATAGGCACATTGTAGGAAGTCTACGACTAATACAGAAAGATAGAGTTTCTGGCTTAATAAAACAGAGAGGACCAGGGGTTTAAGGGGAAGGATACTACTAGTCTATACACCTATTCATAGCTACTCTTATAGGGCTTGATGGAGAAATACAACAAATATCTCTTATGTGTCTCTCTTAGGGGCCCAAGACCTAACCCCCCATAGCCCCACCTTATTATCCCTTGATTACTACTACTACTTAATAAACATTACCTACTACTTACTATTGTTATCTACTATTACTTACTACTTAATAAACATTATCATTAACTATTACTACTTACTACTATTGATAATAGATATCACTACCTATTACTACTATCATTGCCTATTACTAATGATAATAGGTATCACTACTACTATTAGACTTAGTACCTTTTGTATTACCTTTTGTATTACCTATGCTCAATTTATATATACCTCTTATAGTTCTTAAAGTAATTATTAATAACTAAATTTAAGCTATGTTTTAGCTTCTGTTTACTTTTCTATGTTATAATACAGATAACAAACAAGGATTAGGTATCTCTTGTTTGAGTTCTTTATATTTAAACTTTTGTGAGATTACTACATAAGGGGGGGTGGCCTATTAACTTATGGCCTTAAATACTTATGTATTAATCAACACCTTTAAGAGTTTAGAAGAATAAGTAAATTTAAGCTATATTTTAGCTTCTGTTTACTTTTCTATGTTATAATACAGATACCAAAGAGAGATAGGCACTGACTTTTATCTCTTTGAAGCCCAAACGATAAAGGCTATAAACTTTAGCCCACTTTGACAGGTGGATATATTGACTTAATGACTTGTTTATGAATGTAAGCATAATAGTAAACTATATAACCTAGTGTAAGACTACACAGTAGCCATTAGTAGTAGATAGTAAATGATTATAGCCTAAATGCACAGTAATAAACATACAAAGAGTATATCTAGTGGATATCATATCATTATATTATACAATATGAGGTACTTAACTAAGTATTGCATATATAATGTCTATTGTTAAATTGTATAGTGAGTAATATTATCTTACTTAATGGGGCTTTTTACAGAGCATTGTTAGTAAGGGAGGTATATACATAGTAGTAGTATATGCCCTTATTCTGATTTAAAGTAATTAATCAGGTGTAACTATATGACACAGTAAGTAAGTAGTAGGTAGTTTCCTCCTGACTACATAAAGTGTATAAACAATACTATAAGGATAAACATTAATGGTTTACATATTTACCATAAAATATAATATAGTGTATATATTTATACCACCACTCTATCATAACTACATCTTAGTAGGCTAGTATTATTAAACATATTAGTATTAGATGATGCTTCAGTAGTGGTATAAGTATATCCTAAGATGTACTAATATTAAGCTCATAGGAGGGCAAAAAGATGATTAAATTAAGCAAAGAGATGGTAGCAAGTATAGCTACATCAACAGCAACGAGTGTAACACAAGAGAGAACAGATAAGGACTTATTTTTACTAGCATACAAAGAGTATAAATCAGTTCCTAAAAAGTCAAGAGGACAAATAAGTAATCTACTACATAAGCAAGTAGAAACATTAACTAAATCTCTCAATGTACAGAATACTCTTAAAAAAGTGTTCAAGTTGGCTTATAATTATGTAGATATGCAAGTAGTATGTAAGTTTGACAACTTAGAGTATACTAACATCAGTAACTTAGTGAAACTATTTAAGTATGTAGATAAACATCTAAGTGGCAAGTCTGCTGTTCTTAGAGAACAGATAAAAACAGTATATGAGGAGGGTATGAGCCCTTACAGATACAATAATGCTATTAGTACTATGATTACATCACTTAAAGAGGAGTATAGGCTTAAAGAACAAGAGGGAGAGTTCAAATTTGTTGATGTATTTAATATGGTACAGCAGAGTGTGTCTAAAATGACACCTGAACAACTACACAAACTTAAAGACTTAGTCGAGATGAGTCTTAAGGAAGATGTAGCTTAGAGGTACTAAGTCTTTAAGCAATAGTAAGGTATACCTATAAGGCAGTTAATGCTTTGTAGGTACTTTAAAATGATGATAAGAGGGTAGTATTATGATTTATATGTATAATATATATAGTAAAAAGATATTTATAATTGCATCAGAGGATGTTATTGATTGTATAATGAACTGTCATCTATACATATTACCAAAAGAGGGATTACAATGTATAATAAGTTAGATAAGATAATTAAGTATATTAGTTATAAGTATGATAAATTAGTATGTTACTTATACTATAAAGGATATTTATAATGAATATAGTGGTATTAGTAGTGTGTGTTGGTATACTACTCTTAGCAATAGGAGTATGTATTAGTCATTATTTATGGTTTGACAAATGTAGTGAAAAATAGAGCACAATTATAGGGTAATGTAGGAAGTCTACAACTAATACCGAGGGATTAATACTAGGTACACAAGAGGAGAGTATAACAATGGGTAAGACAATCAAGAAAGTAAGTAGAGAGTTTAAAGGTATGAGTGGTACTGATATTAAGTACCTAAAGAGAAGTAGAGAATATGGACACCTTGATGCTGGGCATAGTAAGAGTAAATACAGAAGAAGTAAGTAATGTTACATGATAGCACTTACTATTTAGTATTTGGTGTACTATGAACTATTGGTAGTGTATACACTAAATAAGTATGGAGGATAGTATGAGTAAGAGTAAGTTTGAGAGAGGGAAGAGTTACCCTAAGGAAGAAGTAGGAACTAAGTATAAGGTACTTAATGAAGACACCTCATTTCCAAAAGGTGCAGTAGTTACCTTAGTACACAATGATGGCACCACTTGCCCTGAGTTTGATTATAAGTGTAAGAAAACAGGTAATAGTTATAGTAATTATGAATACTGGTATACTCTTAGCACTATAACACTTATAAACTATTTAGGAGGTAAATTAATATGACTAAGTACTCATATAAGGGGGAGGAATGTTATGGCATAAAGTGGAAGTTAGAGGATAGAGTTATGGTACAACTCCTATCTGATGATGATATATTTATAGGTAGCGCAGTAGAGAACTTAAGTGAAGGTGTATTTAAATATGCTTATAATATAGACATAAGCTATGTAGAAGAAGTTGTAAAAAAGAATACCATAGGAGGTAAATTATGTTAGGTTATAGTATTAAACTAAAGGCAGAAAAAACTATTAGAGAGATGTGTTATGAAGTAGAGGAGGGGGGATCAGGACTAGATGGTATAGCATATAATGCTGGACTCATTAAGACCTACAACTTCAAAGACTCTAAAGTAGTAGATGTACTACCTTATGGAGAGGATAATGAGGTAGCTTTTATTATTCAGTGTGGTACTGGAGAGAAGTTACCTATACACTACAAATGGATAGGCTACATTGAGGGTTTGAAAGTCACCTCAAATTACCCTGACACTACTCTCATCAAAGTAACTACTACTAAGTTTTTAGATACTAAGACTGGTCACATTAGTGATGTATCAGACCATCCTCTATGCTCTTGTGGTGAGATTGCTACAGTAAAAGTAGAGAAAAAGTATAAACTATGTGAAGCCTGTGCAACTAAGGCAGTGCATAAAAATAACTACTCTTATAAACCTGATTACAAGTTTATTGGTTCACAAATAAAGTCTGACGAGGATACACCAGTATGGTATGGATTAGAGGTAGAGATGTCTACTGATAAGCGACTACTACGGGACTTTATGTATAAGCATAGTAATAGTGTATATCTTAAGGATGATAGCTCTATTAGAGGGAGTGGCTACAATGTAGAGATGGTGTCTATGCCTCATAGCTTTTCTGCATTAATGGGAAAAGATAGTTGGTTATCTCAACTTAATGTGCTGCCTTATGAAGACCACAATGCTAATGGCTGTCATGTACACATCAGTAGAACTGCTTTTGTATCTGATAAACATTACTCACTCTTCTACTTCTTAATGTACAAGATGGAGAAGATAGCTACTAAAGTAGGAGGTAGAGACCTCACTGATTACTGTCAACTACTACCAACAGGCAAAGTACATAGTAAGAAGAATGCCAAGACAGAGGGAAGAGGTAGAAGCCTATTCCTTAATGAACAGAATACTCCTACAGTAGAAGCTAGATTTTTTAAGGGGACTACTAAGGCACAAAATCTTAGAGCTTATGTACAGTTCTTAGAGAGTATTATTAAGTATACCAAATATCACTCTACTACTGTAAGTGCTAAAGGATGGTTTGCATATATGACTAAAAAATCTAAGAAGTATGCTGACCTTATAGCTGTAGTAGGCTCACTAGATGAGCTAGAGGCTGAAGAAGCAGTAGTTACCTATAGAGAGCCAAAAACCATACAAAAGGTCATAAGCAAGCTAACTCTCTCAGAGTTTGGAGATGTTATAACTATCAAGACAGATATACATCTGTATACTGGGGTCAAGATAAAACATTATGTGTTAGATGAAAATAGAATATCTTTTTACTTTGAGGATGATAGTGGTTATAGAGAGAGCACTTCTGTAGATATTACAAGCATAACAGAACTCACTTTGGAGGTGTAGGTAGTATGAAAAAGGTATTATTAAAGAGAGTCACTAAGGGTCTCTTTTCCACTAAAGGTAAGGTATATAAAGCTATTATATATGATACATACTTTACTTACCGTAGAGATGATAAGAGTATAGTAAATATCTCTGCTCATCATATAGGTACTCATTGGAGAATAGTAGAACAAAATACAATAGGAGGTAGGTTGTTATGAAGAGTTATCCACTAGGCACAAAGTTTCAGTTAAAAGATGATAAATCTAAGACATACACTATAGTAGAGTCATACTCAGGACACTATGGAGGAGAAGAGACTACTCATTATGAGACTGCATGTGCTTCTTTTCATGGGTGTAGTTCTTGGACACATAATTGGTTAGAAGTTAATGCTATAGTTACAACAACAGATAATATAATAGGAGGTAAATTGTTATGAGTAGAGTAAGAGTAAATGCTTATGGGCATAGTAAATCAGCTAGATTGTTAGCTAAATACATTGGGGCTAAGAGATTATTAATCACTGGTTCTAAATTTAGAGGTAAAAATACAGATACAGTAATCAACTGGGGGAATGGAAAGGGTAATGTAGGTAATGCTAGACAAATAAACAAGCTAGAAAATGTACAGTTGGCTAGTAATAAACTTGATACCTTACTTAGATTAAGACAAATGGAAGTCAATGTACCTAATTATTATCATCACAAGCTAGGATTAGCCCCTGAGAAGCTCTATATGGCACGAACTACCCTTCATGGTCACTCTGGTATTGGTATAGTAGTTGGAACTGCTGATGAGCTTCCTACAGCCCCTCTATATGTAGAGTATATTAATAAGGTAGCAGAGTACAGGGCTATTGTAGTAGGAGATAAAGTAGTAGACTTCAAAAAGAAGAAAAGGAAAAATGATTATGAAGGAACTTATGGAGAACATGTATGGAATCATAGTAGTGGTTATATCTTTGCTAGGAATGACTTTACTGTACCTCCTTTATGTGGTCAGCTTGGGATTGATGCTGTTAATGCTCTTGGTCTTGACTTTGGTGCTGTAGATATAATTGAAGATGCAGAAGGTAAGCTCTATGTATTAGAAGTAAACACTGCATTTGGTATAGAAGGAACTACTTTAGAGCTAGTAGGTAATGCTATTAAGGAACTAATATGATAATTAAGGTAAAAGTTATAGTAAATAATCCTAAATGTTGCAGTGGGATACTTAAAGGTACAATACTTTCTGTACAAGGGACAGGAGATACACTAAGGGGTGGTGGTGGTAGTATACCTTGCTATGAGATAGTAGATGGTGCACCATATTATCTAATAGAGAAAAGAGATACAGCCATTTTACATAATACAATAGGAGGCAAATTGTTGTGAAAAGTTGTAATCTATATTCTTATTGTAGAGATAAGTTTGGTAATAGAGGTGCTTATGTGTATAAAGATATAAGCTTTAGAGTACTAAGAAATAACCAGGAGGGAACCACAAGAGTTGATAAGACATATGTACTATCAAATGGTTCTTTTATTGATGACTTAGGAGAAAGGACAGGTATTAGTTGCATTAAGGATTACTACTTCTACATAAATGAAAGAAACATAGTAGGAGGCAAGCTACTATGAAAGTTAGGGTTACATATGGAAAATATGAGGGGCTTATAACAACAGTACTTATGGATCATCCTGATTTTTGGTTTGATGAACATCAGTATACAGTAATTAATAATGATGTTCTTGCTTGTAATTGTGAACCTCTCTATACAAATAAAGTAGGAGGAAGATTGTTATGAGGAAGGTATATGTAACTCCAACTGAGTATGCCTATGAAGAATATCCTAGGCACTTTACTAAAGGTAGAAGATATCTAGTAGTAGGAGAGTACTTTAGGACTGATACAGGGCTTAGACTTTCCCACATTATAGGTGAAAAGAATATGCTTACAGTAGAAGCACATATGAGTAATACAACAGGAGGTAAACTATTATGATTACACAATTGGACAGAGATACTCTTAGAAGAGAGATTATGGAAGATAATTGGAGAGATGCACAGATAGAGATTAAGATGAGAAATGATGATGATTTCTTTTATGATGCTTTGGTGGATGAGTTTGGAGATACAGTTAGCGATTTAGGTGTAGCAGTAGATAACTTTTGTATGCAGTATGACAGAGATGTTGATGACTGGTTTAAGATTTTAATAGAAAAATAGGAGAACATAATATGTGTTGGATGTTAGTAAAACAAGCAGGGAAACAAGTAAACTTTAAGGCAATGGATAAGGCTCAGAAACATAATAGTGATGGGTATGGTGTAGCTTGGTATGAAGATGGGCTTGTAAAGACCTATAAAACATTCAACTACAATCAATTTAAGGGGGTTGTATCCTCTTTAGAGCAACACACCCTAGTGGCACACCTAAGATTTGCTACAAGAGGTGCTAAGGACTATAATAACATACATCCTTTTGATGTGCCAAGTGGTGTTATGTTTCATAATGGCACTATGTTTGGACTAGGTGGTTCTAAGAAATCAGACAGTCAAGAGTTAGCTGATACAATTAGCTTATGTGATTATAAATTTATTGAGGACATAGCCCCTCTTATTAAGCCTTACATTGATGATAGGATTAATAGATTAGTATTCTTTGAAGACAATGGGAGTATAACTATTATGAATGAGTACCTAGGTATTACATCTAAAGAAGATGGGGCTTGGTACAGCAATGACTACCACCTTAAAGATGAGGGGTGGTGTAGAGCAGGGAAGTGTCCTCCTAAGAAGACCACATATCAGATGCCTAAGAAAGTAAGCACTCATAAAACCTTAGAAAAGAAACATAAAGTATTTGTTTATGGTACACTTAAGAGAGGCTACGGTAACAGTAAACTTCTTGAAGGGGCTACATTTCTTGGAAAAGCTAGGACACAAGAAAGATGGGCAATGATTGGTAAAGGTGCAGCATTTCCTTACCTACTTGAAGAGAATGAGAAGGGGTTCCATATTTTAGGTGAAGTATATGTTGTATCAGATGAAGAACTAAACAGACTAGATAACTTAGAGGGATACCCATATCATTACACTAAACAAAGTATTACAGTTAATTACTCTGATGACTTATCTTCTGAAGAAGTAATAGTATACACTAAGACACATATTGCCCCTAATTACATGGCTGAACATACCTTAATTGGAGAATGGAGAACAATCTAATGAGAAAGTTTAAAGTAGGAGATAAAGTAAAACTTATAAAAAGGAAAGTATCACAACAACAATTAGATGATAATGGTAGTACAGGTGTATTTGGAAAGATATACACTATAGCTGAGATTGAGAGGTATATTGTTGGAGAGAACTTAAAATTTGCTGAGGCTAATTGGCACTTCTCTTATTGGGTACAGTTAGCTCGCCCTAATTCTCTTATAGGAGGTAGGCTTATATGATTGACCTAGTAGAGAGACAGAAAGAGTTTGAGCAGGAGGCAAAAGATGCACTACAAAGAAAGGAATATATTAATCTAACTAAGGCTATTGAACAAGGTAGATTTGATGAGACAAAGTATGGTAATTCTCTAATGAAAGTGTATTTTGTACCTATCAGAGATAAGATACAAGAGTACTTAGATACAGAGTACAAAGGTCATACAGGAAAGACACAAAGGTATGTTAAGTACTTATGTGATGATGCAGGTATCTTAGCCTATGTTATACTACAATCATTAACTAAGAAAGTAGCTCAGAGAAGTAATATGGTTAAAGCTACTACATTATCTAAGTACATAGTACAGAATTTAAGGGTATTACAGACATTTAAACATGCTGAGGAGACTAATCCTAAACTTATAGCCTACTTAGGTAGTGAGTATAGGAGAGCATCAGCTAAGAGAAAACAAGAACTTATAGATAAACACTTAGCCTCCTTTAAAGATGTAGAGAGTAAAGCTACAGCAGCAGAGGATGTAAAGGCAGGTGCATTGCTACTAGACTTAGTATTAGCAAGTGGTACTAATCTTATACTTAAGCAGAGAAGATGGAGAAAAGGAATAGATAGGTATGCAACATTATTTGTATCTTTTACTGAAGAAGTAATGGAAGTATTAACTAATATGTATTACATTAAGCCCACATTAGCCTTATATCCTCCTATGGTAGTGCCTCCTAGGGATTGGACTACATCTGAAGATGGAGGGTACCTTACAGTTAAATATAGTTTATTGAAGATTAGACTAAGTAAGGTTAAGGACAGAATGAAACAGGAGGATACATCTAAAATAAGAAGAACTATTAACAAACTTCAAAAGACAGCTTGGAGAAACAATAGTAGGATTGTAGAGATAGTGCAACATATGTACAAGTATAATATGGTAGACCCTAGAAGTCCCCCAACATTGCCTAGGCTATATGGCGATATTCCTACCTCTACTCCTACTAAGGTAGAGGATTTAATTGATGGTTTCGGAAATTACCCAGAAAATCCCACAGAGGAAGAGAAAAAGACTTGGGCTATCTGGAATAGAAAGAGAGAGAAGATTAAGATTGGCTTAGATGGAGAGCAAGGAAGAAGATTACAGTACCTAATGACAATGGGTGTAGTAGATAAGATGAAGGATTTTGATAGGTTCTATTATGTGTATCAACTAGATTATAGAGGAAGAGTATATCCTATAACAGACTTCTATAACCCACAGAGTAAAGGATATGTAAAAGCAATGCTAGAGTTTGCTGATGGTCATTACTTAAATGACAAAGGGACTTATTGGTTGAAGGTACATAGTGCAAATACTTATGGGCTAGATAAAGAAGAGTTCCCTAATAGAATTCAGTGGGCTGAAGAGAACAGAGAGGCTATGCTAGAAGCTGCTGAAGACCCTATGGGTAACTTAGCATACTGGACAGGAGCAGACTCCCCTTATGAGTTTCTAGCAGCTTGTATGGCTCTACAGGACTATGTACAAGGAAGGAAGGTCCACTTACCTATTCAATTAGATGCAGTGAATTCTGGAGTACAGATGTATAGTGGACTATTAAGAGACAAGACAGGTGCAAGAAGTACTTGTGTTATAGGAAATACAAGAAGTGATTTATATGCTGAGGTAGCTAATGGAGTAGAGAAGAGACTCTCAGACATTAACTACCCACCATATATTACCTTCACCGATAAAGAAGGACTAGAAAGAGTAGTAACAACTAAGGTAGAAGCTGATAGTATGAAGGGGAACTTCACTAGGAGTATGACTAAGAGGAATGTAATGACTGTACCTTATAGTGTATCCTTAAGAGGGATGAAGCTTCAGAATTGGGGTGTTATGGATGATATGAAGTTGGCAGGTAAAGCTTTCTGGAAGGGGGATGAGTGGGTAGTAAACTATCTATGGACAACTCTAACCCATGAAAGTATATTTGATATAGTTAAAGGAGCTAGGGCAGGGCAGGAGTACCTCAAGGATGTCGCAAGACTACTGACTAAACCTGCTCTATGGCATACTCCTATCTATAATATACCTGTATTTCAAGCAGTATACAAAGCAAACATGGTGAGAGTACAGACAGTATTAGGGACACTATCAATACATGAGTTTACTGATGAAGTAAAGAGACAGAAGCAGTTAAGTAGTATAGCAGCAAACTATATACACTCTATAGATGCTACAATACTTATGTATGTAGTAGACCATATTGGGGCAGACATTGGAACTATACATGATTGTTTCCTTGTGCATCCTAATGAGGGGGAGAATGTGAGAGATTGTTATAAAGAAGGCTTTATTCAAGTAATGAAGGCAGACCCTCTTAAACTCTTTGCTGAAGAGTTAGACCCTGAGGGGGAGGTAGAAATACCATATGTAGGAGACTTAGACCTTGAAGAAGTCTATGATAGTCAGTACATAATAAGTTAATGCAGGAAGTCTACGACTAATACCGAGAAAGGAAAAGCTATGAGTGAATATATAGATGTAGATGAAGGACTAGATACTTCATCCACCCGAGAAGGTGTAAAACTAGTACTAGAAGAGACAGAGGGTAGTTTAGTAATAACATATGCTGATTTAGACCCTGAGGATACATATCATTTAAGTATATTACTTATTGATAGATTAGCTAAAATGGTTGGACAGTCCTATAATGATTGTCTAGAAGATTTAAAAGAAAAAGAGGAGAGTATATAATGGCAACTATAGTAAAAGGTAAAGTAACATTCACAGAAGAAGGAAGTGAAGCACAGTTTGGATATGTAAAAGGAGAGGCTAAATGGGCAAAGGTACTAGAAGTAGATGATTATGGTAACTATTCAATTAGTTTGTATGGTGACCAAGTGGCTGAACTTAAAGAAGAGTTGGAGTCCATGCAGAAAAGTGCTGCGAAAGAAGTGGAGGAGTTAGGGAAGAAGTATGAACTTGCTCCTTTATTCAAGACTGATAATGATGGTAAACAATTCCTAGGATTTAAACTCCCTGAGAAGAACTATCAAGGAGAAGATAATCATATTGATATCTATGATGCAGGAGGAAACAAAATAGAAGATTGGGATAAGTTAGTAGGTAATGGCAGTGTAGTTAAGCTTAAATACCGTATTGCTCCATACTATATGGGAAGCACTAAGATGGTAGGTATCTCATATAAATTTTATGCTATCCAGGTTATCAAATTAGTAGAGTATACAGCAGGGGATAGAGGATTTGGCGATGAGACAGATAAGACACCTTTTGATACAGATGCAGAGAATACTAGTGAAGACTTCTAACTAATGGCCTACTAGACCTTAGAAATAGGGTCTCTGGAACCGAGAAACAGTGTAAAAATTTAAGGAGAGAGTAAGAATGAGGGAATTTACAGTAAATCTTCCTATAGCAGTTGAAATCGGCATAAGGAAGAAGAAAAAGTACTATATTAATCTAAATATATATAGGAATAAGGTAGGTTTCTTGATGAACAATGTAAAGAAGGAGTATCATAGGTTAGCTGAACCTCTCATACCAACAGATATGAAGTTTAAACAGATAGAAGTGGAATATACACTTTACTTACCTAACAAACTAAGAAGAGACATCAGTAATGTACTATCAATGGTAGATAAGTACTTCTGTGACTCCTTAGTGAGTTGTGGTGTCATTGAGGATGATAACTATCACTTTTTAAAGAGAGTTGAGTTTAAATATGGAGGGCAAGATCCAAAAGGTAGAGGATATGTAGAATGTCTTGTTAAGGAGGTAGGATAATGGCCTCCCTACCTTGTAGCTACTGTGATAGTAGTGATGGAGCAGAATATTATGAAGATACAGGTCTCATGCATTGTTTTGTATGTGAGAAGACTTGGAAAGCAGAAGGAGATACAGCTCCAATGGAAGAGTTTAAAGATGAAACCTTAAAACAGGTTGAAGAGATAAAAAGTAAGGTAAGAGGTATAAGTCCTGATGTATTCAAGCAATTTGGATACTATAGAGGACCTAGTGGTGAACATATTGCTAATATGTATAACAAAGATGGCAAGATTATAGCTCAGAAGAGTAGATTTAAAGATAAAACATTCAGTTGGAAAGGCAATGCTAAGGCTTCAATACCATTTGGTATGCACTTATGGAGGTCAGGAGGTAAGAGAATTACTATTACTGAGGGTGAAATAGATGCAATGAGTATAGCTGAAGCTTTAGGAGGCAAATATCCTGTAATAAGTATCAGTAATGGTGCAGCAACAGCTAAGAAAGACCTATCTAAGCATATAGAATACCTAAATACCTTTGATGAAGTAGTAATTTGGTTTGATAATGATGACCCAGGAAGGAAAGCAGTACAAGAAGTAAGTAGTTTATTCCCACCAGGTAAGGTATACACAGTACAGTCTAGTGAATATAAGGATGCTAATGATGTATTAGTTAATTTAGGTAAGGCAGGAGTGCTAAAACACTACTATGAGACAAAGAAATACACTCCTGCAGGTATAGTTAATGCTAATGAGGGAGGATTTGATGCCTTAATGGAAGATAGTTCTAGTGATGAGGTATTTGCTACACCATTTACTGACCTAGATATTGCAAAAGGGGCAATGACTACCTTTGTATCAGGCTCAGGTATGGGTAAGAGTACTATAGTTAGAGAGATTGGACACCATTTACTGACAGAAAAAGGACTAACAGTAGGACATGTAGCACTAGAAGAGAATAATAGTGTATCAAAGAGAGCTTACTTAGGTATTACACTTAATGAGAGTATAGTAGGTAAGAAGAAATGGGCAGAGTATAAGGAGGAACCTAAAAATGTTACAAAAATTAAAGAGGCATATGAGAAAGTCATTGGTACTGATAGGTTGTACCTTTATAATCATTTTGGCTCTCTTGATAGTGACTCCCTTCTATCTAAGCTTAGGTATTTGGCAGTGGGGGCTGGGTGTGATATTATTATCTTGGACCATATTTCTATTGTGGTATCAGGTCTGGAGGATATGGGAGATAATGAAAGAAGAGTAATAGATGTACTTATGACTAAGTTAAGAAGTCTAGTAGAAGAGACAGGTGTTGGTATGATACTAGTGAGCCATCTTAAGAGACCATCAGGGGACAAAGGACATGAAGATGGTGTACAAGTATCCCTTAGTCATTTAAGAGGCTCTGGTAGCATTGCACAGCTCTCTGATAAGGTCATAGGACTAGAAGGTAATCAACAGGATGAGGAACATAGTAATGAGAGGATAATTAGATGTCTTAAGGATAGAGAAGAAGGTGAGAAGGTAGGTATACTAGGTCATGCTAAGTACTATGCTGATATAGGCAGACTTATGCCAGATGAGGCCCCAGAAGAAGGAGGATTTATAGATGAGCAAGAGCCTGATTTTTGATATAGAAACAGACAACTTACTACTTGATGTAACTAAGTTTTGGGTAGGAGTTACTTACTGTATAGAAACTAAAGAGGAGAAGGTATACTATGACCCTACAGAATTAGTTTATGATTTATCTTGTGCTACATTATTAGTAGGACATAATATTATTGGTTATGATTTACCTGTACTAGATAAGCTAACAGGAATAAGATTAGCTGTACCAGTAGTAGATACATTAATACTGGCTAAATTAGCATACTATGATAAGGATAAGGGATGGTCACACAGCTTAGATAGTTATGGAGAAAGACTAGGATACAAGAAAGGAAAGTATGATGATTGGAGCAAGTACACAAAAGAGATGGAAGAGTACTGTAAAAGGGATGTACAAGTCACGAAGAAACTCTATACACACCTCAAAAGAAAGACTACTTGGCTTCCTGAGACAGCACTACAACTTGAGCAAGATGTACAAAAGATAGTAACAAAACAATACATGAGAGGATGGAAGTTTGATGAAGAGAAAGCAAGAGCATTACATATTGAGTTGGTTGAAGAGAAAGAGGTGGCTGAAGCTGCTCTGTTCGAGACCTTTAAGCCTAAGTTCTTGCCTGATGGTAAGGTTAAGACACCTAAGAGACCTTTCAGGAGGATGGGTGTATCAACAGTTGGTCCGCATCAACCTATTAAACTTAGGACTTTTAACCCTGGCTCTGGTAATCATGTGGTATGGTGGGTTGAGAGAGTTCTAGGTAAACAGAAATGGTTATTAACAGATAAAGGCAACCCTAAGACAGATGCAGACACACTACAGTTAATGTTTGGTGCGGAGGAGTTCTTAACACCACTACTCCATTACCTAGAAGTAAACAAGTTATTGGGACAACTAGCAGAGGGTAACCTTGCATGGCTCAAACTTGTTAGAGAGGATGGTAGATTGCACGGACAGAATGATATATTAGGTACTGTTACAGGAAGGGCCTCATCATCTAGACCTAATATGAGTCAAGTACCTAGTGTGCGAGCCTACAAAGGAGCAGAAGCTAGAGAACTATTTACTGTACCTAATGATAAGATATTAGTAGCAGCAGACCTTAGTGGTGTAGAGCTTAGATGTTTAGCACACTACATGGCGAGATATGATGGAGGCAGATATAGTAAGATATTATTAGAGGGTGATATACATACAGCCAACCAAGAAGCTGCTGGACTTCCTACTAGGGATATAGCAAAGACATTCGCATACTCTACACTGTATGGTGCTGGTGATGCTAAGATAGGCACACTAGTAGGAGGTGGTACTAAGGAAGGTAAGAAACTTAGAGCAGCCTTTGAAGACAACACACCAGGCTACAGACAACTAACAGAGGGTGTTAAAAGTGCAGCTAAGAAGAAATGGATTAAGAGTATAACAGGTAGAAGACTTTTCATAAGAAGTCCACACTCTGCCCTTAATACACTGCTACAGAATATGGGTGCATCCATTGCTAAGGTATGGATGGTTGAAGTAGATAGAAGAATACAGGAGGAAGGAGTAGATGCAGTGCAGATAAATTGGACACATGATGAGCTAGAGTTTGAATGTAGTGAAGAAGACTCGGAAAAACTAATGAAAATCTTAGAGGAGTCTTCAATAAAGGCTGGTAATATATTAGGAAGTAGGACTATAATAGAGTCAGAGGCTCAGAAAGGGAGGACATGGAAAGATGTACACTAGAAGATGTAAATATTGCAGTAAGGAAGCACATACAGATAGTGACTTAGTTTACTTTGTAACAGATAAGCACTCAAAGTATGGTAAGAAAAACCTATGCCTTGATTGCCAAAAGAGCAGAAGAACTTACAAAAAGAAAAGAGAAAGTGGTGAGTACCTCAGAAAATGTTTATATTGTGGGGTAGAAGCTAAGACACTTGAGGACTTAGAAGAGTTTGTGAACCACTCTGAAGCAACACATGGTAAGAGAAATATGTGTATTACATGTAAGAAAAGATTAGATGATACACCAGAGAGAAAAAGCAAAGAGAAACAAAGAAGGTATGGAGTAAGTTACGAAGAATACACACAGCTAATGAGCACATCACATTGTTGTGAAATATGTGGAGATGATAAAGAATTAGTTTATGACCATGACCACAGCACAACAGGGGTAGAAGCATTTAGAGGTGTATTATGTAGAGCCTGTAATGGTGCTATAGGAATATTAGGAGATACACTATCTGATTTAAATAGAGCAGTAGCATACCTAAAGAGGTATGAGAGGGGGAAGTAGTATGCAAGAAGTAACAGGAATACTATTGTATACAGCAATAGAAGTATTTAAAGACAAGTATGGGATTAAGACACCACTAGATGACAGGATTGAAGAAATCATAACTAAGCTAAAAGAAAAGAAGGAGAGTAAATAATATGAGTAACTGGATTAATGAAGTACAAGATTGGAATGAGACAAGAGATAACTTAATGTATAGCCCAAGCCTAGAGTATAGTATGCTTGATGAGGAACTAGGAGAGTATATGGAAGCTGGTACTGTAGGTAATAGAGTGGGACAAGCTGATGCACTAGGTGACCTACTAGTAGTGGTAACAGGTGCACTATATAAACTATGTGGTGGAGACAAGGAGAAGTTTGATGATATTATGTTAGCTATTACAGCAGCAAACAATCTCAAATCTGCTACTAAAAATGCTGCGGGTAAGATAACTAAGCCTGCTAACTTTGTAGGCCCTGAAGAACTAATAGGACTTATCTTAGATGAAGGTTAGTCTGTTACATAATACACCTCTTGAGTTAGCTGATAGAGCAATCTCAAAGTGCTGGGATAAGACTACAGATAAACCAGAGGATAGAATGTATAGGGTTGGTAACAAGTTTAAGCATGCTAGTACATTAGAACATGTAAATTACACCTTTGATATTGATGGTGTATCTAGGGCTCTCTTACAAGAGTTAGCTAGACATAGACATGCAAGTCTATCAGTCAAGTCTACTAGGTATACACTAAAGGAACTTAAGACATCAAAGAATATGCTTGAGTTCTTAGTAGATACAGGTAATGAGATGGTAGATAGAAGGAACCATACACAGCTAGGTCTGGTAAAGGATGAACTTACTAGAGGCACTAGTAATGATATAGTTAAGTATATGTTACCAGAAGCATACAAGACTAGCTTAGTATGGACTATTAATATGAGGAGCCTACAGAATTTCCTCAGTTTAAGAACAGACAAGACAGCCTTGTGGGAGATTAGAAGTTTAGCTTATAAAATATTTGAGAGTATACCAGATACTCATAAGTTTATGCTGGAAGAATTTGTAAAGGAGAGAGACTAATGGATAATGAATACAGAGTAGCTAAAGAAGGACAGCTATATATGATGTTTGATGATAGTGGGTACTACACAGGGACAGGAACTAAAGAAATGACTAGACCTACTGTACCTCACTATACTAAAGGAGGAATACAGCCAGTAGATTTTATTAACTCACAGGAACTAAACTTTAACTTAGGCAATGTAGTTAAGTATGTTACTAGAGCAGACTATAAAGGAACTAAAAAGAAAGACCTACTTAAGGCTATAGACTATATAAAATTTGAATTGGAGATGATGACTGATGAGTAATGAGGCTGGTTATATGGTAACTCCTGAGATGAGAATAGAATGGTTTGATAGTAATGGTTGGTATGCAGATGATGATACTATATGGAAATGGTATAAGGAGAAGATGAAGAATGGGAACTAAAATACAGCAAGGATGGTTGAAGTCAATGTATAGACCTAAAGATTGTGACTACTCAGTTACAGATTTAACTATGAGTGCAGCACAGTTATGGGCTAAAGCTAATACAGTATATGAAGAAGACAAAGAAGAAAAGACAGTAGGCTTCAAATCATTCTTAGGCTCAGCACTACATAAAGTAATTGAGGACCAAGATGAAGATGGTGTAGTTAAAGAATTTAGTTGGGTCAGAACACTTAAGGATGGTACCAGAATTGGGGGCACTTGTGATGAGCTTAGATGGAGATACTCTGTAAATAAGTGGAGACTAGGAGATGTTAAACTTAAAGGAGACTATCCTACTAAGAAGTTCTTAGGTATAGGAACTAAAGCTAACCCTAACCCTAAACCAGAACAAGAGAAAGAACAGTTGCAGATGAGTATCTACAGATGGTTGTTTGAAGGATTATTTGATATTGAAGATAAAGGAGTTATTTATTTATTCACACCTGGACATGCTTCATATGCAGCTTATCCAGAGTATAATGAAGTATGGCTGGACCTAATGCCTGTTTCTACTATTGATACATACATCAAAGGAAAGCTGTCTGTGACTAAACAGCCTGAGCAGCCTGAGAAAGACTGCCCTGATTGGTTATGTAACTACTGTAGCTATCAAGATGCTTGTACACACTATGTAATACCTGAAGAGAAATGTGGAAAAGGGTTTAGTAATGAAGGGTAGAGGATGGGATGGGCTCCCTGCCTACTCACAGGAGATGTATAAGGAGAGATATTTTAATGGAAAAGAGAACTATGATGAGTGGGTTGATAGAATTACTGGGGCATATACGGATGATGCAAGCCATAAGAAAAGAGTTGCATCTTACCTTAGAAGTTATTGGTTCCACCCCTCTACACCTATCGCCAGTAATGGAGGGTTGCCTAGTAAGGGGCTACCAATCTCATGTTATACAAATGAAGTTACTGATAGTAAAGCAGGTATCTTTGATACTTGGGAAGAAAACAACTGGCTTGGTTCATATGGTGGTGGCATTGGTACAACATGGAGTAACATTAGAGGTATTGGAGAGAGTATTAAAGGAGGTGGAAAGTCATCAGGGATTATCCCATTCATCAAGGTCTCTGATAGTACAACACTTGCTGTCTCTCAAGGTGGACTTAGAAGAGCTTCACAAGCTGTATACTTAGATGTATCACACCCTGAGATTATGGAGTTTATAGATATCAGAAGACCAACAGGAGACTCTGAGAGAAGAAGCCCTAACATACATCATGGTGTAACTATTACTAATGACTTCATGTTTGCTGTAGCTGATAGAGAGAAATGGAACCTTATAAGTCCTAAGACACATAAGATTGTATCTACTATAGATGCCTTTGATTTTTGGAAAAAGATACTTATTAGTAGAGTAGAGACAGGTGAGCCTTATCTATTCTTTAAAGATACGGCCAACAATAATCTACCTAATGAGTATTATCAGCATGAGAGAGAAGTTAAGACTAGTAACTTATGCAGTGAGATTATGCTACATACAGATGAGAATACATCAGGTGTATGTTGTTTAACTTCAGTAAACTTAGAGTACTATGATGAGTGGTCAAAAGATGAATTATTCTTAGAAGACATACATAGATTTACTGATAATGTACTACAATCCTTTATTGATTTAACAGAAGATAAGGAAGGGTTCCAGAGAGCCCGTAGAGGTGCCATAGAGGAAAGAAGTATTGGTATAGGTGTAATGGGTTACCATAGCTATTTACAAGCTCACAGGCTTCCTATGCAGTCTCTCAGTACAGGCTATATTACTGCTAAGATGTTTAAACATATAGATGATACACTTCAAATTTCTAATGAAAAACTAGGAAGAGAAAAAGGTACAGCTAGGATTAGTAAATATAAGAGGAATGTTAATGTAACTTCTATTGCTCCTACTGCTAGTATTAGTACACTATGTAATCTATCTTCACCTGGTATTGACCCTAGAGTATCTAATATCTATACAGCTAAGACCAATATAGGTAGTTATACTATTACTAATAAGTATTTAGAACAAATTATGGAGGAGTATATTAACAGTGAAGCAGGTCCAGGTAATACAATATACCAAGGAGAATGGATTAAAGAACAATGGAAGTCTATAAATAAAGCAGGAGGCTCAGTACAACATTTAGCTTGGTTGAGTCAAGAAGATAAGGAAGTGTTCAAGACAGCCTTTGAGATTAATCCTATGGCTATTATAGATAATGTAGCTAAGATGCAACCACATATCACACAAGGTATTAGTACTAATCTATTCTTACCTGCTGATATACATGTTAAGACATTATATGATGTACATATGAGTGCTTGGGAGAAAGGTCTTAAGTCCTTGTATTATGTAAGAAGTAAATCAATACAGAGAGCATCTGTAGGGAAACAAGATAGAATAGAATTAGAAGTAGACACATGTCTAAGTTGCAGTTAAGGAGATGTAGGTCCTGCCCTAAGACAGCAGAGAATGAGGAGGAGCTAGAGTTATTCTGTAAGGATACTAGGCTACCATATGGTAGAAGGAATGAGTGTAAAGAGTGTAACAATAAATATAAAAAACAACAAAGGAAGAACAGCTTAGATTTGATAGCAGCATTGACAGGGCTTGAGTGCTCATGGTGTGGCTTCAGTCATAACAGTACAGCTCCATTTGATTGGCACCATTTAGACCCAACCACTAAGGAGTATGAAATATCTAAGATGGTAGGTAATACTACATTTGATAAGATACAAACAGAGATAGATAAGTGTGTATTCTTATGTAAGCACTGCCACTATATAGAGCATGAAAGATTAAGAAAGGAGAGAGACAATGAGTTTACTAAAAACAAGTAGAGTGTTTAAGCCTATGAAGTATCCCCAAGCCTTTGAGCATTGGGAGACACATGACAAGATGGTATGGCATTACTCAGAGGTCCCTTTAGCAGATGATGTGCAGGACTTTAGTAGAGCTAAGGAGGAAGAGAAGGAGTTTATTACACAAGTAATGAGACTCTTTACTCAGAATGATGTAGAGGTAGGACATGGGTATGATGTACTACTTAGAATATTTAAGCCTACTGAAGTCTCTATGATGCTTAGAGGTAATGCAGATAGAGAGAGCACACACATAGCAGCCTACTCTCTGTTCACTGAGACATTAGGGTTTCCTGATGAGTTCTATAGTGAGTATTTGGAGGATGAGCAGATGGTAGACAAGATTGACTTTGTAGTTAATAGTCAAGTTAAGAAGTTAGAAGACTATGAAGAGTTTTCAGAGAAGCAATACATACAAGACATTATGTACATGTTAGCTGTATATGCTACACTTACTGAGGGTGTTAGTCTATTTGCACAGTTTGCTATGTTGCTAAAGTATCAAACAGAGAACAAATATAAGGGACTAGGGACTATTGTAGAGTGGTCTATTAAAGATGAGGAACAGCATGTAATATCTAACAGTTGGTTATTTAGAACATTTGTAGAAGAGAACACAGAACACTTTGATGATACAATTAAGAAGAGAATATACAAAGCAACAAGAGAACTAGTAAAGAAGGAATGTGAATTAGTGGACACACTTAGTCCTCCTCATATGGAAAATGAAGTAGTAAAAGAGTATATTAAGTATATAGCAGACCAAAGACTGAAGTTGATTGGGTTCAAAGCTAACTATGAGATAGAGAATAACCCACTACCATTTATGGAGGACTTAACAGGAACAGTACTAACTAACTTCTTTGAAGGAAAAGTTACTGACTATACTAAAGGGAGCCTACAAGGGAGTTGGGAAGAGTTAAGAGCAATGTAGGAAGTCTACGACTAATACAGAAAGAGCAAGGGGAGGGTATATATTACAATACATTAGTATTAGTAAAGTTATTACAGATAGTGTAGTAGTATACCTATAAGCTATCCCCTAAGATAACAGTCCGACTTTAGGAGGACACACAAGGAGAGGTAATATGATAATAAAAAGAGGTGAACAATTAGAAGACTTACTAACATCAGCTTTTAATAGTATGCAAGAAGCAGAAGAAATTACAAAAGGCAAGATAGATATTCCTTTCTTGTTAAATATTGTAGGGTCTTATATAACAGCTAAAAAGGATGGTACTTTACTAGAAAATGCTAGAGCACCAGGAGATATATTTGAAGAAAGAATTATACCAATAGTAGATGAGAGTACATTAGAGGTAGAAGTAATAGGGGAGGAAGAAGATGGAGACACTACAACTAATACAGTGGCTTGATGCGGCCTATCCTGATAAGATACCTACATCTAGAGTAGACTCTTACGAACTTGGTATACTTGTAGGACAGAGAATACTAATAGAACAATTAAAAATTAAATTAAAAGTAGACTTATTACAAGAAGAGGAGATTAAATAGAATGATTAAATGGGTAATGGATAGATTAGAGTTTGATGGCTTAACAAGAGAAGAGGCTTTTGCAGCAGCAGGAGGAAGTAGTGCATTAGGAGGGTTCTTAGGAGGTACAGCAGGTTCTTTACTTGGAAGCATTGGAGACCTATTTAGTGGGGATACAACAGGTGGGGACCAAATAGTTGCACCTACTAAGATGGAAACAACTACTTCAGTAGGAGGACAATTATCTAAAGCTAAAGAAGCTAATACAGATGCAACAAGTGGTGAAAGTGCAGTAAACAAAAAGAAACTAGGAACAAGAGGACTTCAAATTCCACTGACTTCTAGTACTAGTAATACTACAGCTTCATCCCCTTCATCTACTGGTGTTCAACTATAGGAGTATTATAATGAAAACTAATAAAGAACTACATGATGAGTATGGTCTAGCAAAAGATTGGTACTCTAATAATGAGAGAATAAGAAACTCCTTAGAACAAGAATGGCAAGACTCTTCACAACTTACATTACCTTACATATTCCCTGTAGAAGATAATGACCAAAGTACTACACTACCTACACCATACAATAGTATAGGAGCTTCAGCAGTTAATGCACTAGCTAGTAAACTACTACTAGCTTTACTCCCACCTACTGGTGTATTTTTTAGACTCTTACCTGATATTGATGCTGTAAAAGATTTAAATAATGATGAGATGTCACAATTAGATACAGAGTTAGCTAAAGTAGAGAAGGATGTAGTAGAGTATATTAATCAGAAGTCTATGAGGGTTCCTATCTATGAGGCTATTAAATTATTAATTATTACAGGTAACTCTATGCTTTATAAAGTACCTAATGGAAGCTTTAAAGTATTTAGTCCTTATCAGTATGTAGTACAAAGAGATTATGTAGGTAATATGCTAACTGCTTGTATTAAAGAAACTATGAGTACTGAGACACTGCCTAAGAAAGTAATAGAACAATTAGGTTTAAATAATGAAGAGACAGAGAGTAGGGTAAATGAGTCCTCTAAAGAGAAGCAAGTAAATGTCTATACTATGATTGTAAGAGAAGCAATGAATAAGTATATTGTATTTCAAGAGATTAACGGAGAGATTATTGAAGGAACTGAGAAGACCTATACTGAAGATAAACTACCTTACTTAATACTTAGGTGGTCTACTGTTAATAATGAAGATTATGGTAGAGGGTTAGTACAACAATACCTAGGAGATTTTAGAAGCCTTGAAGGGCTTACTCAGACTATTGTAGAAGGAGCAGGTATTTCAGCTATGCATCTATTTGGTCTTAAGCCTGGAAGCTCTCTTAAAGTAGAAGACTTAAACAATGCACAGAATGGTGAGTTTGTATTAGGAGACTTAGAGAGAGAGGTTACTTCATTACAAGTAAATAAAGGAGCAGATTTACAAGTACCATTAAGCCTCATGCACCAATTAGAACAAAGAATAGCTAAAGCATTTATGATGATGTCAGGACAAGTAAGAGACTCAGAAAGAACAACTGCTACTGAAGTAAGAGCTACAGCCTCAGAGTTAGAGTCTACATTAGGTGGTGTATACTCAGTATTAGCAGCAGAGTTTCAGAAACCTGTAGTTACACTAATACTGCAAGAGATGCAACCTGATGTATTAAAGTTCACTATTCCTAGTGTTACTACTGGTATTAGTGCTATCTCTAGAGAAAGAGACTTCCAGAATATGAATACTATGTTACAATCTATAGCACAGTTAGGGCCTGAAGTGGTAGCAACATACCTTGATGTGCCTAAATACTTAGCAGCTATTGCAACATCACTTGGCCTAGACCCTAATGATATAGTAAAGTCTAATGAACAAATACAAGCTGAACAACAACAAGCTATGCAACAGCAACAAGCTATGCAACAGCAAGAACTTAATGGTCAGATGCAGATAGAACAGCAGAAACAAGGAGCACAGTAAATGATACAAAAGAAAGAAAGATATGAATTTAATAGTTGGGAAGAATATAATAAGTACTTAGTAGGATTAAATAAACCTAAATCAACTAAGACTAGAGCTAAGCCAACAAAACAAAAAGGAGAGTAACAGATGGCAGAAGGAGAGCACATTCAAGCAACAGAGGAGCAATCTATTGTATTAGATGAAGGGGAGATTACACAAACAGTATCAGGAGAAGAGAGTACAGAAGAAGTACAGCTTCCAAGTGATACTACTGAGTTTGTAATGCCTGATAAGTTTACTGGTAAATCAGCAGAAGAAATTGCTAAGTCTTATATTGAATTAGAGAAAATGCAAAGTAAGGCTGTTGAGGAGGAAGGAGGTACTGCACCTCAAGGAGAGGAGTCACCAGAAGGCGATGAAGAGCCTCCAGGTGAAGTAGAACTTACAGAAGAGCAGTACTCTAAATACTCTAAATCTTTAGAAGATAATGGTACACTCTCAGATGAAGAGTATTCTGAATTAGAGAAACTAGGGTATGATAAAGCTACTGTAGATAAAGAAGTTAGCAACTACAAAGAGCAGAAAGAATTTCAAAAGTATAAACAAGAGAAAACACTTAATGAAATTATTGAGCCTCTAGGAGGAGGAAAGGAGAAGTTTAAAGCTGTAGCTGCTTGGTCTAAAGAGACTAAAACATCAGAGGAAGTAGCAGCTATTAATAATAGCCTATCTAATTCTCCTAAAGCAGTACAACAAGCTATTCTTAAAGGTCTATATGCTGAATATGACTCTTCTGGTAATACACTAGAGGGTCCTATTCATAGTAATACACCTACTAACTCTCCTTCCAAAGGATACTCATCTCAAGAAGAGTTCTTTAAAGACATTGGGAGCCCTGAGTATCAGAACAATCCAAAGTTTAGGGAAGCAGTAGATACTAAAATGAGTAAGTCAAACATATTTTAAGAGTCCCCTATTGGGGGTTCACAGGAGCATCCCATCCCTCTCTCCATGTGATGTTCCTTTGAGCCTGAGAGAGCTTACTAAGGTAAGAAGTAAACAGATAACTCTAAAACAAACAGTTTGAATTAGAGGTGGTACAACATGTACTAAGCATATAATATAGTAATTAACTATATAATAAGTCCTATTACAGGCAGGAGATATACAATTGGCAACAATGACAGCAACATTACCAAATAAAGACACAGCACTAAGTACAGCATTAAAGCTCTATACAGGTGAAGTAATTAAAACATTCCGTGAGAAGAATGTAGGACTAGGATTAATTAAGTCTAGAACAATCTCAGGAGGGAAAACAGCACAATTAGCTTTAGCAGCATAACAAGCTACTACAATAAGTTGTGGGTAAACACTCTTAATTGCTGGAAACTCTTAACAAACTAAGATGAAGACAATCAGCAGCCGATAAGCCCAAGTGGGTGTGGTTCAACGACTATCCTTTAAGGAGTACATTCAAGTGAATGGAAATAGAGTGAATTATACTATAATATGACATACTAAATAGGAGTACATATAAATGAAATTAATAAAAGATTTAGGGAAAAGAAAAGTAGGAAAACATAATAGAAGATTTGGATTATTCCATTGTGACTATTGTGATAGAGATGTAGAGAAAAGAATAGACTCAGGAAATGTTTATAAATCTTGTGGTTGTTTAGATAGAAGAAGTGTATGGAGCACATTTGAGACATGGAAATGTATTAGATGTGGCATAGTTAAACCATTATCAGACTACTATAAAAACAAGACAGGGTACAGAAGAGAATGTAAACTCTGTGTAAGAGAAAAACAACTTATAAACAAGTATGGGGTAGATTTAAAATGGTATACAAGAAAACTAAAAGAACAAGGCAATGTCTGTTATGGGTGTAAATTACCTAGTGATAGAGCTTTAGTAGTAGACCACAACCATTCTACAGGAGAAGCAAGAGGACTCTTATGTTCAAATTGTAATACAGCTCTAGGTTTATTAAAAGAAGATAAACAGATACTACAAAACCTAACTATTTATATTGATAAGTATAATTAAGATATAGTCTACTCTATATAGAAATATATAGCATTAGAAATAATGGGCATAGCCTAACAAACTATGTTTAATACAAGGTTATTGTAACTGGAGAAGCTCTTGAAGCAGATATCCAAACACATGTTAGAGGTGAGGAAGTAATTTCTAAAGTACTTGCTAATGATGAAGTAACAATTACAGTATCTACTAGATATGTACATTCACATTTTCTAGATACATTAGATGAGAAGTTAGCACAGTATGAGGTTCGTGGTGAGCTTGCATTTCAATCAGGTCAAGTACTAGCTACTAAGATTGATAAGGATGTATTTAAATTGATTGGTAATGATGTACCAGCAATGACACCACTTCCAGGACAAAAGGCAGCATCTACTATTGTAGCAACAGGGTATGATGCAGCAACAGATGCACAAACTAAAGGTGATGTAATTATTGCAGCATTATATGCAGGTAAATCTGAGCTTAATGCTAAGAATGTTACGGACACACCTTCTGTAATTGTAGCCCCAGAAGACTACTATAATATTGTACAATCTACTAGAGGTGTTAATGCAGATTATACTTCTAACAATGGTGGTATTGATACAGGTATGATTAGACAAGTAGCAGGTTTCTCTATTGGTTGGACTAACCACTTAGATAAAGTAACTAATACTAAACTAATTGCACTTATGTTTACTAAAGATGTAGCAGGTGTAGTCAAAGCTATGGACATCCAGTCAGAGTCTAACTATGATTTCCGTAGATTAGGTTTTCAACTTACAAGCTTCTATGCTTTAGGTATGGGTGCACTTAATCCTACTGGTATGGTAGTAATTAATGATGACTCTGTATAAGAGTTAGTCATATAGGAGTCTCTTAGGAGGCTCTTATTATGTTTAAACAAAAGGAGTATAATAAATGAGTTCAACAATTTTTACAGATGGGACTATATATAGTAAAAGTAAATTAGATATGATTAATCAATGTTTACTTGTAATAGGTGAGGTTCCTCTAATTGATGGGACTTTAGTAGACTCTCTACAGATAGGTACTGATGGAGATACAGCAAGAAGAGTAGTAGAAACAGTAATGGTAGAGGTACAATCTAAAGGTTGGTATTTCAATACTGATTATAACTTTAAATTAGTTCCTGATAGTGAGGGTTTTATTACTATGCCTCCTAACACATTGAGAATAGATTTTGGAAACACAAGTGATAGACATAGATATGTATTAAAGAATGGAAGTATTTATGATTACAAGTATTATACATTTGTTATAGACAATCAACTAGAAGCAGATATCACTTGGTTAGTAGATTATGACACACTGCCTACAGAAGCTTATGAATACATAGCAATGAGAGCTGCAAGAAAGTTTCAACAAAAGGTAATTGGTTCTACAGAGACAGACTCTTTTGCTATTAGAGATGAGGGAGATGCTCTAGTAAGTTTACAGAGAAGACAGTTACAGTCGCAAGACTATAAGATACTTAATGACAGAGTAAGTACTAGAATACATAATGGTTACTTACAACAAGGACTATATGGGAGCACAAGTAGGAGAGACTTTTAATGGGCAGTAAATTAATAAATAATACACTTAGTAGTCTATCTGCTGGTGTAACACAACAATATCAAGAAGGAAGATTTGATAGTCAGGTATCTGAGATGGTAAACTGTATACCTTCAATAACAAGGGGCATACTAAGGAGAAACCCTTTGAATTCTGTAGCTAATTTATCAGAACTTCCTACAGACCTTTCAGGGGCCTTTGTATACACATATGACAGAGGGACAGGTAATGAGCAATATATGGTAATTATTCCTGGTAATGGTTATATCTATGTATATAATGTAGATGGAACACACTTACACACTAGTACATATAATACATACTTAGTAGCAGCACTAGGATATACAGCTAAAAATACATTTAAGACTATAACTATAGCAGACCATACTTTTATACTAAATACTAAGACTACTACATCTTTTACAACAGCTACAAGTAGTACTGCTGGTTATAGTAATATGGCTTTCTACTGGATTAAAAAGACAGCAAGTGTTGTTACTAAAGAAAAGTCTCAGGACTCCTTCTTTAATACAAATGCAGGATATAGGACATTAGGTTATACCTATAACTTAAATGATAAAGAGGTAAAAGGATATGCAGAAACAAGACCTGGGTATACTGAAGCACATCTTGATACATCAGAATTAATTGCAAGTGAGTTTAGAAAATATAGTAGTACAAGTAAAGCACCTTATTCTAAAGACTCTGTATGTTATACATTAAATTTTACAGGAACCTCTTGGGACTGGACTGACTCTTTTGGGGATGAAGCATCATTAGGTGTATGGAAAACACTAGACTCTAGCGACAAACTTCCATACTCTCTACCAGAAGCATTAGATGGTTTTATTGTTAAAATTTCAGGAGGAACTTCACAGGAATTTGATGATTACTATTTACAATATTCATTCCTTGATAAGGCTTGGACAGAAATAGCATCACCAGGAAGTCTTACTACACTAGACAGTACAACTATGCCACATGTTCTATATAGAATGGCTGATGGAGGTTTCTGCTTTGATACATACAAAGAAGTATTAGATGGGGATAATAGTACTACAGGGCCTACAGGAGTAAGCATGTGGGGGCAAAGAGAAGCAGGAGGTGATGATACAATAGATGACCCTTCTTTTATAGGTAAAAGTATAAATTCTATATTCTTTCATAGAAATAGAATGGGGCTTATAACAGATGATAGTATTGTACTATCAAGAACTAGTGATTATGGCCATTTCTTTATACAAACATTACAAGCTGTTTTAGATGATGACCCTATTGATTTAGCAGTAGCTAGTCAAGATGTTACTATACTAAGGCATGCAGTGCCTACAGCAGGTACACTTATACTATTCTCAGATGATACACAGTTTGCTCTTACAAGCTCTGCTGATGGGCCTTTAACACCTAGCTCGGCAACAATTATAGCACTTAGTAATTACACATATGGAAGTAAGGCAGATGCAGTAGCTATTGGTAATAGAATACTATTTAGTAATCAAGCAGGTGGGTATAGTCAGATATACTCTTACAGCATCAGAGATATTATAAATCAATATACAGAAGCATCTCCTATGACAATACACTTACCATCTTATATAGATAAATCAGTAAGTAGAATTATAGGGCATGATGTATTAGGCTATACATTTATAGAAGAAGAAGACAATCCTACTGAGTTAGTTATACTAACAAATGTTACAAGAGGAAAAGAAGAATTACAGAATGCATTTCACAAGTGGAAGTTCTCTGATAATATTTTAAGCACTCATATTATTAATAATGATTTATATATTTTATTCACAACAGGTGATTTGACAAGGATGAGCTTAGAGGTACCAGGAAAGATTACAGATGTAGAGTATATAGATACTTATACATCAAGAGGTACTGTAGGGTATACTTCTTATATAAACTTCTCTGAATTCTTCTATAGAGATAAAGAAGGAAAAGGAACAGTAAGAGGTAGATACCAACTAAGAACATTTAAGTACACAATTGATGAGAATAGTAAGTATGTAACATCTATAGTAAGTACAGACCAGTTTGTACTTCTCAATGAGGATGATTACTTATATAAGATATGGTATGATACAGAAACATGGGAGGACACCTTAGTCTGGTTAGACACAGACCTTGCATACACAAGGGAATATATTAATGATGATAAAGTCACACTTATGGCAAACTCTAAGAAAGTAGAGATAGTATTTAGTAGCTCTAAAGAAGAGCCTACAAAAGGTTTTGAGCTGTCTACAGTAAACATAGAAGCTTTATTTACACAAAGAAGCACAAGAACATAATAGGAGAATAATTAATGATTAGTAAAAAGAGCTATATTGCAGATGGGAACACAAATAGGTTTCTATCTGACTTTATTATAAGAAGCTCACAGTTTGCAAGACCTTATATATACATATATGATAATACCCTACCTTCAGATGGTACAGGAGACATATTAGTAGATGGGAGTATAAACCAAGCAGACTGGAGTTATCCAGATAATATATGGAAGAGAGGAGCAAATGCTCCAGCATCTTTCGACTTAGTAACAGTAGATAAGTGGCAAGTAGTAGATAACAGTATACTATTTTATACTAATCCTGTTATGGGTAGTACTATATGGGTAGAGGTTGCTACTACAGCTGATGAATTTGGAGAAACTTTAGCACAGCCTTCAGTTGAAAAGGCTGAAGAGGCAGCACTACAGGCACAGAACAGTGCAGCTAGTGCTTCAGCTAGTGCTACAACATCCTCTGCTGGTGCAAGTAGTGCATCTGCATCAGCAGCTAATGCAGCTACATCAGAAGCTAATGCTCTAGTTAGTGAGAATAATGCTAAGACATCTGAGCTAAATGCCCTAGTTAGTGAGAATAATGCAGCTACATCAGAAACTAATGCTAGTGTCTCAGAGACTAATGCTAGTACATCTGAAAGCAATGCAGCTACTAGTGAGGCTAATGTAGCTGTAATGGAAGAAACTGTAGTTAGTAAGGAAGCATTAGTAAGCCCACACTACGATGCTATAGACACTATAGCAGCTAATAGTACAGATGTGTCAGTAGTTGCTGGCAGCATAGTTGAGGTTACTACTGTTAGTAATAGTATAGATGACGTAAGTAGGTATGCAGATACATACTACCCACCTAGTGAAACTGACCCATCTACAAGACCAGATGGTAGTGCTACTGTGGTAGGGGATATGTACCTAAATACGTCCTCAGATGCTAGCTTAAAAGGGTTACGATTATATGACACAGATGGTTGGAGAGCAGCTGGTACAGTTATTAATGGTACTAGTGTAAGACAAGTGTTCACTGCAACTGCTGAGCAAACAACATTTAATATTACTGGTGGGTATGATGCAGGATTTGCTGATGTGTACCTAAATGGTAGAAAGCTAGAGAATGGTGTAGATGTTGATACTAGTAGTGGTGCAGATATTGTATTAGCTGTTGGTGCTTCTGCTGGTGACATAGTTGATGTTGTAGCTTATGGTGCATTTGTATTAGATGATCATTACACTAAAAGTGAAGATGATCAGCTACTAGATACAAAAGCAGGTTTAAATGGTAGTGCTACTCAAACTTTTAAAGTTGCTGATGCAGTTAATGCTGATGAAGCTGTAAGTAAAGCTCAGATGGATAGTGGTTTAGGCAATAAAGCTGATAAAGCAGATGTTATAGGGATAAATCAAACTTGGCAAAATGTTTTAGCAAGTAGAAGTGATAATGTTACATATACAAATTCAACTGGGAAACCAATAATGGTTGTAGTTTCATATAATGCTTCTTCTAATGGTATTGATGAGTTTTATGTAAATGGAGTGAAAATCGCAAGTAATGTTCTTCCCGATGGTGAAGATATAACAATGACTTTTATCGTTCCAGATGGAGATACATACAAGGCAAATACTTCTAATTCTTTTAGAAGCTGGTTTGAATTAAGATAAAGGGAACAGTATGAATTACTTTAAAAATGATAAAAATGAGGTGTTTGCTTATGATGATAAGCAAATAGAACAGGGATATGGTGAAGACTTAGAATTCATAACAGATGCACAGGTTAGAAGTTTTAAATTGTTTGGTATTTGGGACAAAACCGAACAAGAAATATTGGATGAAGAAAATAGACTTGAAATACAAATACAACAAAAAGCTTTCAATGGTGCAATCCAAAATCACTTAGATACTAAAGCTCAAAGTCTTAGGTATGACAACATAAATGCTATTGGTAAATATGTTGGTTATATAAATGACTTTCAATCTGAAGCCGAAGCACTGGGTGCTTGGGCTAGTTCTTGCTGGGTAGTAGCTGGTCAGATTGAGGTTGATGTTCAATCAGGTACTAGGCCTATGCCGACAGTAGATGAGGTACTAGCTGAGCTTCCTACTTATTAGTATGAATTGTTGTACCTTATATCCAGACGGGGAGTGGAGTAGTTGTTGTTGTATGCATGATAGAAGGTATGAGAATAAAAGAATTAATAGAGCACAAGCAGATGAACTTCTGTATAGATGTGTTCTAAGAAAATCTAATAAGATTAATGCTACAATAATGTGGATAGGTGTAAGAGCCTTTGGGTGGTACTTCTATAGTAAGGCTTAGGCTAGAAATAGCTTTGCCTTCTAGGTACCTTAAAATGACTATTACAAGCATATAAGGAGAGAGTAATAATGGAAGAGGAATTGTTTAAGTTTATTAAGAAGTATTGTGATGAGAATACAATAAATACACATAAGTATTTTAATTATTATACTTGGTTAGATAAGAATAAAGAAGAAGTAATAGGTTTCATCTCTTTCTTTCCATTAGAAGATAGGGAGTATGATGTAGTAATATCTCATAATAAAGATAATAAATATAGTAAACCTCATTGGAGAACTTTAATTACATTACTTAAGGATAGAAGTAGGACTATTATAATAGATAGTGATAGTAATAATAAAGTACTACAAAGAATATGTAGTAGTAATGGAGGGTACTTTAATGGAGACACTATGATATATAAAGGAACATACAAAGGTAAGGAGAAATAAGATGATACAATATGCAGCAGCAGGTGGTATGGCAGCTTTCAGTATGTTTGCTGAAGCAGATAAACAAAAGAGAGCGGCAGAACAAGCAGACCAAGCAAGACTATTAGAGATTGCAGGGGCTCAAGCAGCATATGCATCTCAAGAAGCAGCTACTACCTTAATGAAGTCAGTTAATAGAGAACAAACAGATAATGCTATTAATGAAGCACTAAGGGTAGGAGCCGCTAAAGAGAGAGAGGTAGGAGCCGAGATTGAGAAAGCTACTAGTACATCTTTAGCTTCATCAGAAGGACTTACTTCAGGTAGGAGCAAAGGAAGAGAGATGGCAGCCTTACAGATAGAAGGAAATAAGGCACTAGCTAGAACAGAGAGTGAAACTACTAGTACGATTAATAGCTTAGTAGATGCTAAAGATAAATCAGAGAATGATTTAAATGTACAACTATGGAATGCTTGGGAAGATATGGCTACTGTATTGACCACACCTAGTAATGTGTATGAAGGGAATAGTATGGACATACTAAGTGCAGGATTAAGTGGTGCCTCTACAGGACTATCCCTAGGTAGTGCACTAGGAGGAGCAAGTACAGCAACTAAAGCAGCACCAGTGCAAGGGCCTGTAAGGTCTGATGGTTATTTATAAGGAGAGATAATATGGGATTAGATATGAAATTTGGAGTTAATACTAGTACTATTACTCCTACAGATAGTGGTAAGACTAAAGCAGATAGAGCAGTAAAAGGTCTTATATCGAAAGGTACTGGACATAAAGACTATGCTAAAGTAGTAGGAGAAGCCCTAGGATTAGCCGGAAAGTATAAACAAATAGAAGAAGTGTCAAATGCTAATCAAGCTAAAGCAGACTGGATTAAGTTTAGCACATCAGAGCAGTATTTAAGTGCCAGAAAAGAAGATAGAGCTAGTCTGCTAGAGTCACAATATAAGTATATTGCAGATAAGCCCACCTCTTATACAGACTCATTTCTTGGCTATTCAGCAGGAGAATACTCTACTCAATTTGAAAATAGACTACAGTCTGAAGCAGATAACTACTTAAATGCAGCACCAGCAGGGCATGAAGCTTGGGCAGCTAGACCAGAGAATACCGATAAAGACCCTTCAGAGTTTGTGGCAGAGTACAATAAGCTTAATAGCAGAATGGGCCTAGTTAATATTAATAGGGCATTAAGTATTTCTACTATAAGAAGAGCAACAGATATTATTAAATTAGCAGAGCCTTCAAGAAAAGGCCTACAAGCAGCAGAGGAAGAAGCAGAAGAAGTAATGCATCCTTTCCAGTCTCCTATGTTTTTACAGACTAAGGAGAAGAAAGGTAAAGAGGCTTATACATTAGAGAAGAATAAACTTAAGGGTGCGATACAAGCTAAAGAGAGAGAAATAAAGGCTAAAGCACTAACTAAGGTAGAACTAACTAAAGACTCTAAGAACCCCCAAGTACTCAACCAATACTTAGACATGCCAGATGGTGACACATTCTTTGATGCTTACGGAGATAAAGCAGAACAGAAGCAGAATGACTATAGAAATACATATGGTATATATGAGGAAGCCAGACAAAAGTCTTATGTATTTAACCCAGCAGAAACTACAAATTGGGGACAAGAGAATAAGATAACTAAGCAAGCATATCAAGAAGCATTAGATTACAGTATTATTTCTTATATGAATAATGGTGATATGGTTGGAGCAGGGGAGATGATTAAAAACCAAGGAAGTGTAGATAGTAAAAGGCTAGCAAATACAAGACAAGCAATTAAGTCTAGTATGAATACTGATGATATTGGTAGTACATATGGACAATTAATGAAGCTTATGGTAACAGACTCTTCAGCATTTAATGCACTATTTCCAGACCCTAAAGAGAGAGGTAAATACTTAGCACTATCTCCTATGTCTCTAAAAGAAAATCTAAGCTTACAGGATACTTGGAAGTATATCAATGGTACTCCTAGTATTACACCAGATATGCAAACTAGAACTGAAAAGACTGAACTAAACAATATGGTGCATAACCATAAAATACCTGTAGGACTTAGAAAAGAGATTGAAGTAATGTATTATACAATGTCTTCTTATGGACAAGAACATAGTGATATTATTGACTCTATAAACACCTACTTAAAAACAGACCCATATAAACTGGACTTATCACTATACTCTAGTAATCAGCAAGATGTAATGATGGATGCTTTGGATACAATGAAGATTAATCCTGATGATATGGTATTTGAGGATGTACATACTGGAACTATATATGGCCAAAGTGTAGATGGCTTTAAAACTAGAATGATAGACAAAAAAGGCCTAGATGCCTACACAAATAGAGTAAGTACTATACTTGAATATAATAGGAAACACTGGGCTAAGGCTGGTTTTGAAAATACTATGGATACTACTAGTACTATAGTTGGGAAGGCAACTGATTATGGTAAAATATATGGAGAGGATGTAGGTAAGTACTTACTAAATACAGCTGATGCATTGGACTATTTATTTAGAACTGAACTAGATAGAGATGGGAACATAGTAGAGAGAGAGCCTTGGAAACCTAAATATGAATTAGAGAGTTTTAAGGGTGATAAGAATATTGTTAAATCTTTAGAAAATCTAATAGGAGTAGTAGGTGAAAGATATAAACTAGATACTGAAGAAAGTGCTAAGAAAGCACAAGAGATTATATTAGCAACTATAAAACAATTCCCAGATATAGACCCTATTGAAGCATCTATAAAAATATTTACTAATCAAGAGTTCCCTTATACATCAGAGGAGTTCAAAGGAACTGAGAGATTAGAACAAGAAGCTGTGAATACTAAGCTTAAGAAGTCTAAAGATACATTAGCTTTTCAGCTTACAAATGATGTTACTCCTACTACCTTTGAAGAGTTAGATAGTATAGGAGAAAGAGGAGAAGATGGTATGTTACTTGATGCTATATATACAACAGATGAACAAGGGAATGAGTTACCAGAAGGAATAATAAGAAAACTAGGTAAGTATTATAAAATGAATTATTAAAGGAGAGAGATTATGGAGGAAGAAATTACTACAAATACTGTAGAGAATGAAGAAGGAGTTACAAGCACAGATATATTTAATGTATCTAATCCTTACTTTGGTGTTAAGTATCATACAGGTTTGGATAATTTTAATCCTTCAGAGAAATCTTGGAACCCTAATGAGACACAATGGGTTAAAGACCTTTCATTTGATGACAAGTATGCAGTGCTAAGAGCTAATTCTGAAGAGTATGCTAAAGAAATATTAGATAGAAGAAGACTTTATGATGAGTCTTTCAATAAAATAGTAGAAGAAGATAGTATATGGACAGATGCGAAAATGTTAGGTGCCTCTGTTGTGGACCCTTTTATGGTAGTACCGATTGGAGTAACATCAGCAGCAACTAAGACTGCATACACTTTAGCAACTAAGGCCACAAGATTAGCAGCACTATCAGCAGAGAGTGCAGTAGTAGGTATGGCAAGTGTTACAGCAGCAGTAGGAGCTGAAAAAGGTAGTGGAATGGATGGACAAGACTATGGAACTATGAACCTATATGCTGCTCTATTATCAGGAGGACTTCCTTGGGCAGGTAGTATACTGTCTGGAGGATACTCTACTGCTAAAGTAGCTAAAGGGATGACAACAGACCCTAAGAACTTTATAGCTCTTACAGGGGAACTTACAGCAGAGAAGATAGGAGGGACACAACTTAGGACTATGTATACTAGATTTATGCCTGATGTACTTCAATCAGATGTTACATTTACTGCTTCATCTAATAATGAACTAGTTACACTAGTGTCTAATAGAATAGACTCTCCTCCTATGGCAGTTGTAGATAGAAATACAGGGGAACCAGTAGCTATTGGAACAACAGGGCAAGACTTTAAACAGAAGTTCTTTGGCAGACAGAGAATGGCACTAGGGGATATTAGAGGACTGTATGCTGAGTCTACTATAGATGATTTAGATACATTCTATGTTGAAGTAGGAAAGACAGTCAGAGATAGAGCTAATAGACAGGAGAACTCTGTATATGAAGAACTTAATGATGCTATAGCTTTCACTAAACAAGAAGCTAGAAAAGCTAAAAGGGAAGAACTCAGGGCTTTTAAAGAGACTAACCCAACTAAGAAAGAACTAAAGAAATATAAGAAAGAGTTAGATACTAGAATTAATGAAGAGATACAGCAAACTATTGATACTAGAAAAGAAGAACTATACTCTGTACATCAATATGATTTTGAGCACAGTGACCCTAAAGTAAATGAAGCTGCTAAAAGAATTGATACTTACTATAAAGAAGTATTAGAGCAGGGTAAGGGACTTAAAGTACATGAACTTAGTAATATAACTACTAATAGGCACTATATGACTAGGATATTTGACTTTCAAAAGATTAGAGAAATTGATGATAATATCCTGATAAATAGAATAACTAAAGCACTTAAATCTCATGTAGCTAATAAAGGAGAGACAGAGAAAGCTATAGCTACAGCAGCTAAAGACATAGGCAGTAAGTTAAAGAAACTAGACTATGATAGAGAGTATGCTGATTATTCTTTTATGGTTCCTAAAGAACTAGGTGCTAGTGCATTCTTTAAAGCAAGAAAATATAAACTAGATGAAAGAGAACTAGAAGACTTACTTGTTACTAATATAGAAGATGTAGTAGGACAGTATTCTTACTCACAAGCAGGAGGCTTTGCAGCTAATCATGCCTTCCCCGAATTACAAGGAGTTCCTAGAGCAGAACAGATAGATACTTTTAATAAACTGTATACTGAAGAACTTAGAAAATCTGGTGCATCTCCTAAAGAATTAGATGGATTAGAGAATATGTTTAAAGATATGCTTGGTACATTTAGAATAGCATCAGATAGTAATAGTGCAGTATGGAAAGGTACAAGAATTATGAACTCTATTAACTCACTGACATATGGTGGGGGATTTGTTCTTAATACAGCATCAGAACTTGGAGGACTATTACTAGATGGTAGTGTCCATAATGTTATGAAAGTAAGACTAGGCTCATTAAAAGAGATTAAAAAGATGTTTACTAATAAGACAATAGAAGACCCTTTAGTTAGAGATTTTATTCTTATGGGGCAGTTTGAGAACTTATTTGAAAATCATAATATGATGAAGATGTCTGATACTGATACTGTATTCAATGTAGGAAAGGTAGAGCATAACCTTAATAAAGGTGTCAGTGAGTTCTTTAAATACACAGGACTTAGAGGAGCCACAGTAGCATTAGAAGCTATGGTAGGGCCTAAAGTAATACATGATATACTAAGCTTTAGTACTAAGAAAGAGTTAACACTAGCTCAGAAGAAGTATATGGCAAGGATAGGCCTTAATAAAAAAGACATGACTACAGTGAGCAGAGCACTAAATAAACATGGTGAGTTTAATAAAAGTGGTAAGATATATGATATGCATCTTGACAAATTTAATGAAAAAGAATTAGACCTTATTACTACAGCAGTTAGTAGAGGAATGAGACATACAGTAATTAAAGGAGATACTACATACTTACCAAGTTTTATGATTAAACCTAATGCCTTCAATAGACTAGTATTTCAGTTCTTAAGATATCCTATGGCAGCATCAGAAACATTGTTAGGAAGAGGGATGGATGAGTCAGCAGCTAGGTGGACAGCAGCTACTATGACTAGTACTTTTATGATGGGTATGGTTATGTGGGGCAGAGAACAGGCAGCGATACAAGCAGGACTAGTAGAGCCTAGAGATGCTAAGTTTGACGGATTTATAGAAGATAGTGATAAAGCTATGAAGCTATTTACAGTTGGTTTAGCCAAAGCAGGTACACTAGGAGGTGCTAGTATATTTGCTGACAAGCTTAGTGCAATATCAGGAGTTCCTACACCAGGAAGTGAATATGTAACTAAAGATGTTCTAGGTACATTAGGTGGTGCTACCTTCAGTAGACTTCCTCAATTAAGAAATATATTAGAACCAGTACTTCTCAGAGGAGAAATAAATAATAGAGGGCAATGGAATGCACTGAAAGGACTTATGCCTGGTGCTACAGTACCTCTAGTTAATGAGTACTTACAGTCACAGATAAAGGAGAATACATACTAATGGGTAAAAAAGCAAACTTAGATAAGTTACAGGATTTACATAGGTATATAGCAGAGTATTATATAGAAGCAGCAACATCAGATGAAGAACTATCATCAGGTACATTAGCTGCTATTAATGCTTTTCTAAAGAATAATGATATTACAGTAGATGTACTAGAGGATAGCCCAGAGCAAAGCCTATCTAATAAGCTACAATTATTAGTAATGGAGAAAGAGGAGGCACTTGGATAATGGCAATAACATATACAGACTTTGTAAATGGAGATACACTACTAACTATTAGAGAGAAACTAAATACTTTTAATAATAGTGTAGTAGGAGAAACAGCAACACTAGCATCAGACATATTAAGCAATACAGGGGGTATTAATGTTAATACTGCTAATATAGCTACTAATACAGCAGACATATCTACTAATGCATACAATATATCCCTAAATAATAGTAGTATAACAGACAACACTAATAGGTTAGTAGAACTAGAAAACTTTACACTATACACTTTTAATACAGTTAATGATGTAACTATTGTAGATAGCACATACGAACAAGTAAATCAAGTAAGTCTTACAGAACTAGCAGGAGGAACATATGAGGTTAAGCTCTCTCAAGTATACTCTTTAGACTCTAGTACTACTAGTGCTTTCTTTAGATTTAGTCTAGATGGTGGAGGCACTTGGGTAGAAATAAGAAGAGAACCTAAGGATAATACTGATAACTTAGATATGACTATGTTTGTGCCTATTAATGTAGCAGATGGAGGAACTCTGAATGTTATTATTGAGGCAAGAAAAGAAGTAACAGGTGATGTATTATTTATCTCTAGTAACTCTATAGTAGTGGAAAGAAAGTTATAGAAGATGGGAAGTAATGAAGAAACAGTCATAGGGACTAAAGTATCAATACTTGTACAAGATTTCCAAAGATTTAGGAAGGAACAAAGAGATGTGAATAATGCTCTTAATGAACATGCTGATGAAGAGAACAAAGTACAGGCAGAGATACTTACTACTCTTAAATGGCACACAATCATAGGTAGTTTTATGATGGGTATACTTATGTATATTCTATATAAATTAGTGGAAGGGTAGAATATGGGATTTTTTAGTAGTATATTTACTCCTGATGTTGCTAGCAAAGCAGTAGATGGAATATATAATGGAATAGACAAAGCATTTTATACAGATGAAGAGAAGGCTGAAGCAGTACAAAAACAATTAGACACTAAACTTAACTTATTGCCTTTATTTGAACCATTTAAATTAGCACAGAGGTATATAGCTTTACTATTTGCATCTAACTTCTTATTGGCTTTCTGGGTAGGAACTTTAATACTATTGTATTTACCTGATAGCTTTACTGAGTATGTGCAACTAGTAGAAGCATTTGGTTTATTCTGGGTTATGGGGGCTATTGTTACTTGGTACTTTACAGGAGGAGTTATTAACAGTATGAAGGATAGAGATAATGCAAAAGGTAAGTGAACACTTCACTAGAGAGGAGTTTGCTTGTAGGTGTGGGTGTGGCTTCAACACAGTAGATGTAGAACTACTAGATATACTAGAGAAAGCAAGAGAGCACTTTAACTCTCCTATTACTATTACTAATAGTTGTAGATGTTATAAGCATAATAAAGAAGTAGGGGGAAGTAGATACTCTAAACACCTACTAGGACAAGCAGCAGATATTATAGTAAAGGACATAAGGCCTTATAAAGTATATGAATATTTTAATAGTACATATCCTGATACATATGGTGTAGGGGAATATGAGGCATTTACTCATGTAGATAGAAGAGAGGAGAAAGCTAGATGGTAGAGGAGAATAACATATGTCTTATACAATAATTAAACCACAATATAGAAAAGCAGATAAGTTTCCTAAGAAGGAATGGGGCATGAGAGGTATAGTAGACCCTGCTTCTTTTGGGGCAGAGAGAGGATTAGGGGGGGAGTTACCTTTAATAGAGTATACTTGGAGTACAAGTGTAGACAGTACAGGTAATAGAGTGTTAGACAATAAACCTAGTGCTGTAGAGTATAGAGCAGACTTATATTTTGGAAAAGGTGTAAAAACAAATGGTACAGACCAAAGTTTTCCTATAAACTGCATAGGTGCAACAACTCTATATGTGTTCAAAGATGGGGTACTTACAACAGAAGATGTAACAGCTATTGACACATACACAGCAGATGAAGAAGTAGTTTACTCAAATGCAATAACAACTTCAAAAGCTTTTACAGATAGTCAAGTAGATTATCTAAGCAAATACCCAGAGAAGTTCTTATACCATGAAAAAACAGTTAATGCTGATGGTAGTGCTACTTGGGAAGCTAAGAGTAAGATACTTACACAAGATGAACTAAATAGTGTTGTAGCTCATTTACCTATGTGTGAGACTGATGGTTATGTTCGTGATATGGTTGGGTATAGTGAGGTAGATGTTGGCACAGATAGTGAGTTCGATACTGGTGATAGTTGGGTAACACAAAACGGTGCATCTATAAGTGGAAGTATCCTCCACCTAGCTGATGAAAACTACTCAGGTGCAAATGGTTCATCTTTTGATGCTGAAGTTGGTGATATGTTCTTAGCTTCTATAAAGATTAATTCAATAAATCAAATTAATGGTGGTATATCATTAATAATTAGAAGTCCAACAGTACAGCTAGCAGAGTATAGTTTACCTGTTGGTGAATCTTATTTTGTTTTCACCTCTTCAGAAGAATCTACATTAAGAGTGTATGTGGAGGGAAGTAGTACTTGGAGTGGTACTGCTGAAGTGGAAAGTGTGTATGTAAAAAAACTAACATCAACCTACCCAATAGCAAACTTCACAACATCAGTTAGATACGAAGCAATGAACCTAACATATGGCTTACAAACTTGTTTCTTAGAAAGAGATGAGTTAGGTGTTATAACTGGTGGTAGCTTTGATAGCATTACTTCAAATAGTGTCGCCGATTATTCTATAACTAATAATTTCTCATTGGAAAATGTGACAAATATTGAATTTATATATGAGGCTGATAGTTCCTTGCCAAAGTACAACTACAATAAATTACTATATATAGGTCAAGGTAATACATCATTCTTTAGGATTGAGCGATTAGGTGTAGGTAGCACTTTGTATTCAGAGGTAAATACTCAAAATACTCAACAATATTTTAGTTTTCCAGATGACACACCAATTCACATCAACTATTATATAAATCAAAGTACAGATGAAATTTCATTATTTGTAAATGGTATTATAGTAGGTGATGTTGAGGCTTTAGATGACCCTATAAATACTGAAATATGTGATTTATATTTAATGAATAATAACCATTTAGCAAGAAGTATTATGGGTAATATCAGATTATTCAAAATACATACAACCCCACAAGACCCATTAGAACTATACAATAAAGCAGTTGAAAAAGGATTATTATCATGATAGAAGAACTAAAAGAGGCTTATGATTACATCATAGTGCCTAAAGCAACACTAGATACACCGATAGAGCTTAAAAAGATGCTTAAAGAAGATGGTACATATTACTCAATCAATGAGCTTAGTGATGAGCTAGGAGAGTTTTTTACACCAGTAGATATTATTGATGATAGATTTGTGGCTTTTAGATGGGCTATACCAGCTAACGGAGAAGAAGCATTTATCATTACATATCTTAAATCAAAAGGTTTAGTAGATATGAGAGATAATGGTATTGAAGATGAACTTAACTTTACAGCAGATGAGATTGATTACACAAACTTAAATGGTAATGAGTGTGGTGTGTTTCGTAAGTTTGAGATGAAATATGTTCCAAAGGTTGTAGAGCCTGAAATAGTGGTGTAGATTATGAAAAATTGGAAATCAACACTTGCATTCTTCATATTTGTAGGAATTTATATCTATAGCATAGCAGTAGATAAACCATCGAACATCATCGAAGTAGTTGGGTACATAGCACTCTATAGCTCAATCTTTATGATGTTTCGTAGTGACTTTACTAAAGAACTGCTATCTAAACTCATTGACAACATCAAGATAGGGAGATGATATGATACCAACACTTCCAGTTAGTAAAGAGATGATAGCTGCCATCGTTATGACTATATTCGTCATATCCTTTTATATATACATCGGTGGATTGAAAGATGAAATTGCAGCACTTGAAAAAGAGGTATCTACACTAAAAACAGATGTGGCTTACATAACTCTTGAAAAAACGCGACTAGAAAATGCAATCGAAAAACAAAACGAATATGTTGAACAACTAGAAGCAAACAAAGCACTTGCAATGGCGAAACTCAAAAAGTGGCAAAAGCAAAAGCCAACGATTAAGTATAGAAAAATCACAGAAGTAAGAGAGGTAAAGTCAAATGAATGTAAGCAAATCAAAGACAGTATTAATAATATTCGCAATATTAGTTACTCTGAACTTTAGTGCTTGTTCGTGTAAGCCAGAGATACGATACATAGATAAACCTTATGAAGTTAAAGTGCCAGTAAAGTGTATTGTGCCTGATGCAAACTGTTCTTTCAATCGTGATACAGATACAGAGGTGCTAAGTGCTATGCTTGAATGCATAGTTGATATGAAGCATAATGCCGAGGTGTGTAAATGAAATCAAAATATTTTAAAATTCACGAGTTAGTACCTAAACATATCTTTGAGAAGTATGGTGAAAAAGCTTGGAAGTTTATTAGTAAAGATTTAATAGTTACTATTGACTTGCTAAAAGAACACTTTAACCTTGGTACTGCAACTATCAACAACTACTACTGGAAAGGTAATAGACATTGGAGTGGTTTACGAACACCAAAAAGTCCTGATTATAGTGAAACATCACAACATAGTTTAGGTAATGCAGCTGATATTATCTTTAGCCACTATACTGCTGAAGAAGTTAGAAACTACATCATAAACAA